TCGTCTGCTGTATGGCAATCTTGATTAGTTCCTTTTTGTTTTTTTGCCGCTGCCGGATAACATCAAGCATTTTTGTCTCTACATCGACGGTCATTTCAATTTCTTTGATGTCCTGGCCGGGCGCAACTACAAGCGCTACTTCTGCCGCTGATGCCGCTACTGTCTGCGGCGGTATTACTTCCGGCTGCTTTGCCGGCTCTGCCGGCGGTGCGGGTGGTGCTGTTTTGCCCGGCTCCGGTTTTTTACCGAATAAATCGTCCTGTTTTTTAACTGTCATGTCGTATTCCTCCCTTACATTTTTTGATTTTCTTAAATCTTAATGCTGAAAAACGCCAGTAATTTTAAAATCCACATCTTTTCCGCGCCGGTCGTCTGCTGTATGGCAATCTTGATTAGTTCCTTTTTGTTTTTTTGCCGCTGCCGGATAACATCAAGCATTTTTGTCTCTACATCGACGGTCATTTCAATTTCTTTGATGTCCTGGCCGGGCGCAACTACAAGCGCTACTTCTGCCGCTGATGCCGCTACTGTCTGCGGCGGTATTACTTCCGGCTGCTTTGCCGGCTCTGCCGGCGGTGCGGGTGGTGCTGTTTTGCCCGGCTCCGGTTTTTTACCGAATAAATCGTCCTGTTTTTTAACTGTCATGTCGTATTCCTCCCTTACATTTTTTGATTTTCTTAAATCTTAATGCTGAAAAACGCCAGTAATTTTAAAATCCACATTCTACGCTTGTGCTCCCTCCCCCTGTCTCTGCCCGTCATCACGTCTATACCGATCTCGTACATATTGCAGTCGCCTCCTTCTGGATTATTCTTGGATATATTTATTCAAAAAAATCATAGCGTGTAAAATATTGCCTTTAAAAAGCCAGTCGGTTTCTTTTTTCTTTTCCCTGTAAATTACATAAATTTCATACTCGGCCCCTGCGGTAACGTACATTTTCAGACCTTTAAGCGCCGCGCATTCGATCACTTCTTTTATGTCTTCTTTTGTAAGCGTGGTCATTTTGCACCTCCAAAAATAATCCAATACAGACGGTTATAGTCATCGAGTTGTGTTTTTAATTGAGAAATGGTTTGAGGGATAAAAATAGAGCAGCCCGGGGTGTGAGTAGAACGGTTGGCATGGCTTCCCCCGGGCTGCTGGCTTATATGATTTATTACAGGTGTGTTGTCGTTCGAGCTTTGGTTTTCTTTTCCGTTTTTTGTGTCCATTTCAGCCACGCCTTCTGGCCGCTTTTCAGTTCCCCCCAACTATCCTGTGGATAATTGTTGACGGTTGGTGGACAACTTTTGCGACCTTGATTTTCTACTCACAAACAGAGTATACTCAATTTTTCAATTTTTGTCAAGCGAAATTTTTGATTAACTGTGCCTGATTATATTTGCGCTGTATCGTGTCCACGTAAACGCGGGTATGACGCAAGTATACAAAACATTGTGTCAAATGTCAAGAATTATTTATTCTTAATAATTCCCTTGAATACGGGTGTTTTTTTAACATGGGTTTTTAAATACGGTTTAAATTGATTTTTTGGTTGAGATGCACGTATGTTTAAGTACTACACCTTCTTAGTACTTCTTAGTACTTCTTACTACTTCTTAGCGCAGTTGTCCGGAAGTAGTCCGGAAGTGTTCCGCCGTGAGCCGGACAACTTCCGGAAGTAGTCCGGAACATGTCCGGAAGTGTTCCGGAAGTAGTCCGGATTTGAAAGTCATTTTTTAAAAAGTGGATTATCGGAGTCGAACAAAACAATTTTTGACAGTATTTTTCTTAAGCTTATGGGGCAAGGCTCGGACATCTGACCTGCGTGGCACCTCTTTTACTTCTTAAAAATAATCGCCAAACGTGGGGCATCCTGAGCGGTTTTTTGATTTTAGAAAAAAGAACCCGGAGACGGATGCTGATGCCGTCCCCGGGCAGTGGTGTTTTAAATTGCCTTTCTTTTTAAAAAATCAATCAAAGATATTTCCGCGGACGTGCGGTAGTCCCAGACCATGCCCTTAACCCCGACATCATAGCCCACCTGGAGCCGGGACGGATCCGCGGTAAAAGAGTCTCCGAGTCCACCCGGTTTGTAAATAGCGCAGACGTCCATGACTCCGGCCGAGGTAATCATTTCAGCAAACTTTTCGGAAACTTGCTCCTGGATGTCGAGCATAGTTTGTATCTGATTTATTCCGGCGTCGCGGGCCAGCTTATACTCTTTGTTATCCTGAGCCGGGTTATCCGCACCGCAAAAAATCAATATCAGCTTTTTTATTTTATCAGGGAAAACCTTGTTGTAATCGTGGACGGCTATCAGCGGATTGTTTGCGCCCGCGCCGCCGTCAGACATCCAGTGCGGCCTCAGGTCGGCCATTTCTACCTTTACGGATTTTAACCCCACGGGAATCGCGGCCGAGGATTTTATAACGTCCGCGACTTTGATATTTTTTAAATCGCCGAAACTTGAAAAACACTGTAATTGGTGTGTGTTGTTATCCACGGCCGGGAATATTAATTCTATGTCATTTATTTTAGCCAGGTCGGCCATGGTCATATTACCGAATATTTTATCCACTATCCCATAAAACGGCGCGGGATCAAGGATTGAATCGCAGAACAACGCCCCCCACACGTCCGTAAACTTATTTTTTAAATCGCCCTTCCAGACTTTCCCGGAATCCGTTATGCCCTCCCAGAGTGCCTGCAATAATTTATAATCTTTGGCAGCCACGGCTCCGACTGCCGCCCCGACTGACGTGCCCATGATCAGATTGCACTTTTGCAATAGCCCTGCCTGCCCGTGAGCGATAAGCACGCCCGAAGGAAACGGGCCCAGCAACGCGCCGCCAGCTATGCCGTAGGCCACATCCGACACGTCAAAATCAATCGGTTTAAAATCGTCTCTTATAATTAACATTTTTCACCTCCATAGTTTTGATTCATGCCCATTTTAGCAACATACAAAACGCCCACCTTGTGATCGTCCGGGCACGTGTCCACTTTCTCGACGATGAATTTATCTGTTTTCATGTACGCCTCCTATGCGTCTTTTGTTGTGATTAAAAAGTCGGCGGCCCTGTTGTGCCAGCCCTTCCGAAACTTTTCAAGCTTTGGATTTTTTGCGATAATGTCGGTGTACCTGTTTTCTTGCAGTTCATATATTTTTTCAGAAAGTTTTTTATCATCCCCGCAAAGCGCAATCATGTTTACGACTGATATTGTCTGTGTCCCAATATTGCCGTCAATTTTTACAATATCCGCCTTGTTGACGACCTGGTTGACGGCATACTGCAAATGCTTCTGCCACAGGCCCACGCCCTGATTGACGCCGGCTTGAAATAGCTGTTCCGCGATAGGCTGAGACTCAAAAAAATCAAGGCTTAACGGCTCCCAGTAATTGCGTTTATAAATATTCATGGCAAAATCTAAAGGCATGTCGCACATGGGCCCGCGCCAGTCGTTACGGCGGGCCACTGCCATGGTGATCCCGTGAACGGTCCCGCCGCCTGGATCGTCAGGGTCATTGGTATAAACGCCGAAGCCCTCCCACTTCCCGAGCCGTACTGCCGCGCGTTTGAAGTCAGCCATAAATCACCTTTATTTTAAATTAGTAAACATTTTTTCAATCGCGACGCATAACCCGTCAAAGTCTTCCTGAAGCTGTTTATTGCCTTTTGCCTTGATTGCGCTTGAAATCAAAAAGTAAAGCACGTTGTACACGATCTGGATCAAAAACCCTGCTGTGAGCTGTGGCATGTTATACACCTCCTAATATTTTTATGACTATCGGAACTACTATCCCGAGCACACATGCGCCCAGCAGCCAGGTAGCCAGCCTGATCTGTGCCTGTAGAGTAATCATATCGGCCTTTAGCCCTGGCGTGCCGTTTCCGAAAACACATTTAGATAAATCTTCAAGCGTTTTTGCAACCTGTTCAATTCGGTTAATTAAGACCAACGTTGTTGCGGCGTCAATACTGCGTTCTTTTTTTTTCACTTTTTGTCACCATTAATTTAGTATTTATAGAGCCGGAGTCTTTGCCTTACTGGTACTGCACCAACAGCCCGAATGTTTGCGTTGCGGCCGTAGGGGATATTACTATCCCGTTTGAAAAAGTAACCCCGTCAAAAACAGGGTAACCCCATTTGTTGTAAGTTATTCCCGAAAACTGCAACCCTTTAAAATACACGCCTGCTGGGGCCGTTATTGACATCACAAAGTTCTGTCCCGGGCTATCCGATACCATAACAGAGACGTTGTTGTAAAAATGTAACGCCCTGACTGCCAGCGTATTTGCCGCCGAGTCTCCACCCAAGCCGGTAATCGTAAACAACTCCTTGGCCGTTGCTACAACTAAACAGGCTCCTGTACTCGTTATGGCTTTTTCGGTGAGATCTCCCGCGCGTGCGGGCACAGAAACAAACAAAGCGAGAAGCAAGATCATTAATACCGCAAATATTTTTTTCATTTATCAATCACACCCTTTCCGAATTTGACATACTTTCTTATTTCAACAGCAAGCAAAGATTCCGCGGATGTCTCCGGCTCATTTTTATCATTTCAAAACACCGATTCCCGTCAGTTTATATTCGGTCTTGCTCGATTTTTCGATTCCCGTGGTCACAAAAATATAATCGTCATACTCGAAATAATCGGCCAGTTTTATGATTGCGTCTTTTATTATGGGAGCCTCAAAGGTGTAGTAATACCGGTTAGCGATCGAAAGCTTTCTTGCGGCTATAAACGCGGCCACTGCCGCCGTGCAGAAAGTATTTGACAGGGAGTATTCCAGCACCAGATCCCCGGTCCCGGCTGTGGCGGTTGCCTCAGCGGCGCCGGATGCGGTTTTATAAGTCAGCAGCACCTTGTCGTAGTACTTGTCTGTTTTTTCCAATATAGTCGGCTGGGTTATTAAATAATTCTTTTCTGCGATATCCAGGGCCTGCTTGGGCCAGTACGCGGGTACCGCGAAGGCGTTAATTGTGAGGCCGTCGTTGTAGATCCCGATATCGTAACTCTCACACAGCTCGTCTATTAATGCCTTGACGTTTGCTGTGTCCACGTCTGTGTCCAGGGAGACATTAATGCCCGCGAGGACGTTACTCTGGGATATTATGTTCCCGACCAGGTACTCCTCGGGCAGGTACGTCTCAAAAAAATACTTAATGTGTTGCGCGGGATTATTCAGCGCCAGGTCAAACGCGGCCACATATTTATTTAAAAAATCTGTCATCGGCAGGCTCTTGACCTCAAGGCGCTTACGCTTAAAATCAAACGTGCGCTCGGATAGGTATCCTTTATATACTTTTGTATCGTTCCGAAATATTTCCAGTGTGGCGCGGCTCTGAATGTTCTCCCGGAATTCAAGCGGCATTTCAGCGTCCACGCCGTCGAACGCGAAATCATAACCGTCAATTATATTCAGCTCGTTATTTTCCGTATACTTATTTGCGCCGAAATCGGTTATATCAAGATTATTTACTTTTATTTCATATTCTTTTTCCGGTTTAAAGATAGTAAAAGACTGATATGTAAACCCGGTTTTTGTGTATGTACCGCCGTCGGGGTTAGTGATAACAATATCTACGGTCCCGGCCGCGTGCGCGGGAGGCGTGCAGGTTATTATTGTGTCTGACACTACGGTTATATTTTTAGCGGCAGTCCCGCCAAAAGTAACTGTCGCGCCCGGCTTAAAGTCCTGCCCAATTATCGTTATTGTTCTCATGTTTTTTTAATCCAGTTCCAGCCAGACCACCACCACCATGGCGTAATATTCGGGGTTACGGTTAAGATTATGGGGGAGGAATGAGTCTGCGTTATTGTCGGAGTAACCGTAACTGTCGCTGTTATGGTTTTTGTAGCTGTCGGAGTTACTGTTTGCGTTATTGTTTTTGTAACTGTTTTTGTTACTGTCTTTGTTATTGTCTGCGTGACTGTTTGCGTTACCGTTTGCGTTACGGTCTGCGTTACCGTTTTAGTTACGGTCTTAGTCACCGTTTTAGTTACGGTAGGCGTTACTGTCGGGGTATAGGTAACAGTCGGGATAAACGTCGGCGTTATCGTAGGAGTATTCGGATAATTTTCGATATATAAATTGTTTAAAATTGGAACCTGTTTTATTGCTGTAAAATCAAACTGCATAACTCCATTTGTTACGTCCACGATATACGGCTGTCCTGAGGCGTTATCTGCCCTAAGCCCGCTTATCGCTGTGTAAGACGTCCGACTGCCATACGCTGCAAGGCATTCATCGGATACATCGTATATAGCTACGTATTCCGTTACACTTCCCTGACTTCCAAAACTCATTTTAAATCGCCGCTGATTTGTTAAAACAAATTCGTAAGTCGTAAAACCCGGGTATACCTTATATCTCCCGTTCGGTACTTCTACAAAATATTGTAAATTAGTCGCGTGGTACGCGCAGGATTGATATATAGTGTCCTCCACCGTATGCGCCTGTGCGTTCGCGGCGGAATAGGTAGTAGTACCGCTCCCGACGCCAAAACCGTTTGACCCGTTCCAGACCTGATCCGTTTTCCAGGTCAAGCCCTGCGAATCCACAAACTGATTGCCACCGACATTTACGGCAAACGGTAAGGCAACGTTGCCCGCGTAAGCGGCTGTTGTAAAAAGCAAGAATAAAACAACAAATATTTTTTTCATTTTTTAACCGCCTTAAGTGTAAGTGCCATAAAGTGCACGTTATAATTATTTGTAGATTTTGCTTTTTTTAATTCGTAAAATCCGTACGAACCAAACCCCATTACAAGCTCAAGTTTTGTAATCCAATCGTTAATCTCAACCTGACTAGTGTCCGTTAAAACTATCGTTGTTATTCCTGTAGCTGTTACGCGGCTTATTTCGGTTAAATCTTTTAATTTAAGTTTGTATTTATCTTTTGCCGCATATAGTCCGGCCACACAAAAACACATTACCACCACGGTTAAGAGTATTTTTTTCATGTTTAGTCTTCCATGGTGTTAACTGTGTAGTCTGCAATCAAAAAATCCGCCGGCATTTTATGAAATTCCATGCTCCACTCACCCCACGGCAATTCGTTATAATAAAACCCTATCTGTTTTGTTTGCGGATTTACTTCTTTATTAATTTTGTAATAAACCCACGAGGCGCCGTCGTCTGTTGATATCCCGACTATCCAGTAGGTCTGGTATATGTATTCCATGGCCGTCTTTTGCTGAGACATTATTTTGGACAGCCTGCCCGGCTCTGTCCACTCAAACGCGATCGTTACCGCGTACGCGTCCACTACCGCGGTGTAATTACCTGAGGTATCAGTTACGCTTTCCATATTTACCGGCTCCATTCTCACGCCGTACCCCTGCGGATTCGCGTCGAACGTATAACTCGAGTACGCGGTCGCGGCGTTTATACGGTTTAAATACCGGGCTCCGATGTTCTGGGTGGCGGTGCTGGCCGCGTTGTACGCCGGGCTGTTTGTCTTGTAACCGAGTATTTTAAGCCCAGGGAAATAAGTGTCCGTTAGTGTCGGGTTGTCCGTGATGTCGTGCTCTCCGGTCGTGTCTTTGTAATTAATGTCATCCACCGGCAGCAGGTCGTAATACCGTCTGCCGATAATGCAATAATCAGTTGGCAGGTTGTACTGATAATCAATGACGTTGTTATCAAAAATAATATTGTTAGTAATCGTTAAGTAGTCGCTGATATATTCGGTCAGCGCGTAGTACCCGGAGAACACGCCTGCAATACCATAATCGCCGTTGACTATCGTGCAGTGGTCTATGGCCGCGCCTGAGCGCAAGAGGATCCCTGTATTGTTTCCGTCCATGATATTATATTTGCAGTTCGGCACTGTGTTTATCGTTGCGTTATTGTAACGCATGGCGATTCCGTTGTTTTCAAAAAGGCAGTACTGGGGGCTTATCTGCGCGGATACGGAATTTAATGCCACGGTAAAATCATGAATATTACAGTACTGCGGTTTTATGTGTGCAGCTGCGGTAGATATTGACTGCCCCGTAAAACCTTGCAGATCTAAAAACTGTAAAGTCAGGTCAAACGCGCCGGCGGGATTGATAAATTTTGAAAGCCATGCACCGTACTTAGTAAAATCAGATTCTATAACGGAATCAAAAGACCAACCAAAATTTAAATTATCAGGGTCCACAAAATTCGGATTTTCTACAGAATTACCACCAAAGCCCGTGGGGAATTGTATTGTATTAGGGCTGTTGAACTGCACAGTGTTCATAATATTAATATACCCAGCCCAACCCACCTCTCCTATCCCGGTTGTATTATTTACAAAAATACAACCGACAACATCGGAGGGTTCTTGTCTTTCCGAGGAAGCTCCAATCCTACACCCATAAAATACATTTTGGAAGTTGTAAAAATCGTAGTCTCCGCCGTAGTGCCCGAGACCTATATCACAGTTAAGAAAAATATTATTCCAACCATTAAAATGGATTGACGTCGCGAAAGGCGAGCTAAAATACAAGCAGTAGACTGACACGGTGCCTACCCGGATGATATTATTGAAGATGTTTTTTTGAACGTTTATTATCGGGTCAGAACCACTATTAATATTGACCACGGATATTATTTTACTCGCAACAGCCAAAGAAAAATCATGAAAATAATTATTCTCTATATTTTCAGTATCGAACAATACTGCATTTGCTTTATTGATTAATATGCCCGCGCCACTGATATCGTTAAGAAAAAAATACAGGCGTGTTTGTTGCGCGGCAGCAGCCGAGTCGGAAAAAGAAACAACCAACGGTAAGGCGGTCATCGCCGTTGTGGATGACGCGATAAATTTGTTTCCATGAATTGTAATGACCAGCGGATAAGCAGCAGTTGCTTTCCCTGCTTTTACAAAATAATTGTTTGCCGTTGCGCCCATGTACCCGACACAGTTCTTAATATATAAATACCCCGCCGCCCCGGACATATTTTCAATCGCAATAAAATTTTCACCGTTATCTATAAACAAACAATTATTAATATAGTGCTGCTCTTCAGTGGTACTTATATTTTTAATTGCCGTTGCCGTGCCTGTCGCCGCGCCTATATTTTTAAATGTGCAGTCCTCTATGTATTCCCGTTTTGCCCCATGCGTTTTTACTATTACACGTATCTCAGACGCCGCTCCGTTTCCCACAAAAATTATTCCGCGTAATCCCACACAGTAACTAGTCGCGTTTACTGTTGTGGCTCCTGACGTGTACGTCCATATTGGTTTTTGTCCAGGCGCGGCTTGTATGTCAATATGCTTATCGGCTACAAGCGTCTCGTTGTAAGTCCCGCTGTCCATTATCTCTATGCAGTCCTCAGCCGTGGCGTCAGCGTTTGCTCCGGCAATAGTCAGGTAAGGCAGAGTCGGGTCGCCTTTTGTGCCCGTGGCGTCTACGCCTGTCTTTGCCACATATAATTTATTTGCGTCCGCGCTGCGATAATAAAGAGTCCTGTTATTATCCCGCGCGCCCACCCTGTCGGCGTTAAATAAGCCCGGTTCACAACTTATATTTGGCGTTTCCAAGTAATCGGCTCTTATAGCAGTGTGTCGGTCAAGTGTCTGTTGTAGCCCGGTATATCCGTCCGCTGTTACGGCTGAGATTGGTTTATAAGTTTCGCTGTCCATAATAACGACATTCACAAAACCAGCGGCTGCCGCGTCTATTAAATACAGCGCGTACTCTATAGTTCTGACCGGCGCGGCTCTTGTGCCGGCGTTTGAATTCGTTCCGAATAAACTGCAAACAAATATGCTGTTTGTGTCTGTTGTTTCCGGGTAGTAACTGTCCTCGCAGTGTGTTGTCTCAAACTTCGGAAGGGCTACGTTTGCGTTGTGTAAATATATGTTTATAGCTTCATTACCTTCTATTATTACAATATCAAATTTTGTAATAGCCTCCCAGTCAGCGGCAGTAAACCCGCCAGCGTAATCAAAGTGAGTGTCATCCATGGCAAACTGATATGTGTTTCTGACGTATACCGTCGAGTCGGCAAGTGCTTTTTGTTCGGCGCTTTTTAGCGTGGCTGTTTTAGTGCCATTATAAAACACAAGCGATATTTTCGCAGGTGTTGCCGCGCTGCTTTCATAATAATGCCCGATATTCAAAACAAAATGAAATGTATCTTTGTAAGAAGTTCCGCCGGACAGATACTTCCCGGACTGTTTTACAACGGCATAGTTTTTTGTTACAGTTGAAATTGAAAACATATCTATAGACGTTGGTGGGGTGTAAGTACACGTAGCACCATATCCCGCTCCGCCAATAGGCACTTTAGTACAGGCAGTGGATTTATATGCTTTTGTTTTATCAAGTATCACATAATCAATAAGCCCGCCTCCAGCAACTGTGAAAAGTACCGCCTCGTCAAAGTTCGCAATTAATTTATTCGGAATTTCATTTTCGATTATCGGCAGAAAGTCCTTTACTTCCACATCCTCGTAGCTGTTGTATCGAAATTGTAAGTTGCCGTATTTAGTTAGAGCCATTGAATACACGCCCTTTTCTGCGGAAGTAAAGTTCGAGTTGCGGGATAATTTCTTTGCGTACCATGTCCCCAGACGCCCCGCCGTTTATTATTATTTGAAATTTATTGTTCATGCTGTTATTGACGGCCTTTGTGATCATAGGCTGGAGTTTATGTAACGGAGCCACTACTTCCGGGCTTGACGAATCGCCGACTATCGCGCGCGTAGGCTGTGAGACAATACCGCCTTGAGCCAGGGAGATCGTACCTACAGCGGCCTTTAATCCCTCTAAAACAACCAGCTGAGCGGCTACACCGACAACGGCGGGGGAAGTAATGCCGACCGTGCCGATTGCTTTTCCGATTTCAAGCGCGAGCAATGCCCTTGCCTGGATAATATAAAAATCCAATATACCGGATAATCCTGCTCTTAAAATCCCCGCCATTTTTTCGTTGACCGTTGCCGAAGAATCAAGCATAGTTTCTACCAGCGTTGACATCACGCCCGCGGTAATATCAGCCGTTGTTTGCGCTTCTGTTCTCAGACGTTCTTGTAACTCTATTTCCTTTTCCAATTTTGCGGCTGCGGCTGCTTCATCTCCAGGACCTCTCTGGACAGCAGCAGCCTTCATCTCATCCCATTTCGCTATAGCTTGCGTGCCTTTTTTGTGCAAAGTATCAAAACGTGCGTTGACCTCTTCGGCGCTTTTACTGCTAAAAACATCCTTTAAAGACGCGCCCATTTTAAAAAGGAAACCGCCTATCCCTTCCTTGGCTTCGTCGATGTCATTTTTAAGTTGTTTTACTTGTCCCGAGGCCGACAGTGTCCGGGATTTTGATGTGCCCGCGTACATGGCTTGTAATTTTTCCAAAATAACTTCTTTTGATGTATTTTCGTCAAGAATTAAACCGTACTGCCTGAGACCCCTGGTATTCCCCAAAAAAGCCATACCGAGCGTCTGAGCCGCTCCCTCAAAGTCACCATTTTTTGCCGTTGCCATGTCCATTAACAACCCCATGTGGCTGAGAGTAAAGTTATAATCTCCGGTTATTTTTGTTAATTGCGTCATGCCGTCGAGTATTTCTTCATCGCCGTATATTGACAATGTTCTTTGTTTTTGCGACATATTCAAAAAACTTTGATACGTGGTTTCCGTTGTTCCTATCAAAGTTTTTAAAACCGCAATTAACCTCCACTGTGCGTCCTCTGCTTTGCTCGCCTCTTTTATAGACGACACGGCCCCGGCAAGGACAGCAGCCCCGACAGCAACCGCGGCGGTTTTTAATCCCGCATGAAAATTCTTTGTTTGTTTTTGCGCTTTGCTCATGCCGGAAACAAACTTGGACGAATCCAGCCCCAAAAATACCAGCAGGTCGGCTATTTTATTTCCCATTTTTTAACCTCTGAAATTTTTCCCTGACTTTCGCGTGTTCTTTCATTTCCACAGCCCTTTCTTTGAGCCTGATTTTTAAGTACATCTTTACCGCCGGGTGTGTTTCAGGCAGTTTTTTTAAAGCTTCCTCCCCGCCTGTCGAAAGGATATTGTTCATTGTTTCCACAACCCGGTCGTCGTATATCTCGCGCAAGAACATCATCACTACATTTTCCGGCAGGTCTAGTATCTCGTCCAGTGTCCAGCCGTAAGCTTTCGCTAATGCGTGGAAGGCGTCTCGCCAGTCGAAGGGACCGGCGTCATTGTCTTTTTTTTTTCGATATCGGCCAGTATTTCTTTGAGTTCTTTTCTTGACAACAGCGCCGCCGCGGATACGCCACGGGCTATGATCGCCGCGGCAAGGCAGTCTACTTCGGCCTTATACCCGAGGATATATTTCTGGAAGTCGTCGAAGTCCTTAAATTCTTTTATCCCGAACAACCCTATTTTCGGCTCAAGCAGCTCATAGAGTATTCGGAAATGCAGGATTTCAAATTCGATATTATTCGCGTCGCTGATTATTTTATTAAATCTTTCCGCGCCGTATTCCCTGAGCATTACCACTTTATCCCGGAAAGAAAACGGTCTGATACGGTAGATTTTCATGCGTTTAATTCCGAATAATTTGCGTGGGAGTCTTATGCTTGATTCCCGCGGCACTATATCAGCCAGCCTTACCTGGTCTATATCCTCGGGCTTTATCTGTTCCGCTGCTGTTTCTGTCTGCTTCTTTTCGTCTTCCATTTTGTCTCCTTGGTTTATGATTGCGGCGGGGCTGTTAACCCCGCTGAAAACTTTAAACGGTGGTGCCTTTTATGTGTGTAAACTTCATCGAGTAATTCAGTGTCTCGTGAGTAAACACTTTCAGATCGACCTTGCCACCGGACCATCCTTTTTCAGGCATTCCGAACGGGATCCCCAGCGCAAGCGCGTTCGGGCAGTGTATATACCCTATTTCGCCTGTCGTCTGTTTACGCGCGGTCAGCATGAGCGCCACGCTCTTGAATTCCGCGCCTGCAGCCCCGAGCGTTATTGTTTCAACACCCGCGTGCGGCGGATAAATTTCGAAATACGCCGTATCGCCGACTGTCATCCCGATCGTTCCCGACCCGCCCGTAAATTCCACGCCAAGCGAAGGAACTGCAACAGCCGCACCGGTTGTGACAGAGAGTGCGGTCGCCGTGATTTTCATGGCGTCATCCTGTAGTGCCAGGTCAGTGCCCTTTTTAAGGTCTACGCTCGAACACGCGAAAACATCAACCGTGGATGCCGACATAACCTTAACCATATACATGCCGGCCTTAAGGTTTGCATTTTCCCCGGTCTTTATTCCCACGCTCGCAATTCCTACGGTAGCGGACATACATCCCGTCCCGAAATAATTCGCAAGAGCAGTGACCGAGCCTGTTGCTGCAGCTACTGTCGCGGCGCCTACGCCGGCAGCCAGATACTCTGCTATGTCCTCCGGGAATTCCCGAAGTTCGAGTTCTCCCTCGGCGCTTATGGTTATGGGTTGCCCTGCTACGGGCCAGACGTGATTTCCGCCGTAAATTGATTCAACTTCGGCAGTCACCGGAATTGACAGGTCCCCTATTACGTCGAGTTCGGCAATAGGAAGTCCTGTAAAATAATCCATAATCGTTACGCCGTGAATTCCAAACACCAGTTTCTTTGCGTCTTTTGACATGTGATTCTCCTTTCTTCAAGCAAAGTCGATTTCGATAGCCACGCCAGCGGAGTAATACGAGCGTGTTTCGTTCTCGACTAAAACCTGTTGAAAATTAGGCTCCACGTTCAACAGTTTTGAGGCTGTGAACATGGTAGCGTCATTGAGATAGTCGGCAAGTACGGACCGGAGCACCGTCACATAGCGGAGTAACTTACGTTTCGGGTCGGTCCCGTCTGCGTTATCCTCAATTATTATTTCAAAATTAAGCGTGGTATTGCTCGCTCCTTCTTCTTCACCCCAGACCGGGATGCGCACAACAAGGCACGGGTCACAGTTTGTTATTTCCTCCACCATGAAAAAAAACAGGTTTTGTCCTTCGGTAAGCGTTTCAACCTGCGGCGTATTTGCGTTCGTGAACTTTGTCAGCGTCATTACGGTCCTGCCAGCTGCTGTATCTTTTGCGCTTTTCGCGGAATTAATTGCCGTTATAGCGGCATTGATCCCTTTTGTCGCGTCCTTAAGGTAAGTAACTACCTCATCCATGATGTCTTCCATGTCCCACAGTCTGGCCGGCATTAGTTACTCCTTTTTGTCATTCTGCGTTTTAGTGTTTCAACAAAAATATTTGTCCAGCGTTTCATCTGGATGTCTGTCTGTGATTCTGCGGATCCAAACGGGCCGCTGCCGGTTACCGTTGAATTAAATATAAACGGATGTTTATGGCTGCCAGCCTGTTGAAAAGGGAAATAATTTTTGCCTTGAATTCCGAGCGTCAATGTCTTTCTGGTCATTTCCCGCACCGTATACGGGGATCCTTTGTCAGTCAGTCCCGCCTCTATACTGCCCGTCTTGGCTCGGAGTATTGGATACGGTGTTTGCGTTCCCATAAACCGCATTTTTGCTTTCTTGTATCCAGCCGATAGATCTGCATACTGTCCGGGACCCTTCAGCGTAAAAATCATTTTGTTTGTTTTATACCAGTCGGATTCTATAGATCTAAAACACGGCCGGGCGTCTCCGGATTCCGCTAAAAGCGCGCGGAACGCCCGCTGTACCTGGGCATCCTCCATTTTTACGGTGTAACCGCTACCGCCCGCGCCCGGAGTCGCTACCATTGGTCTGTGTCCTTTTTAAACTTTGGCGTGCTTATATCGCTTGCCACGCCGCCGGCTGCCGACGTTGTAGTCAGTGCACGGGCAGTACCGTCAGGCAGTTTTAGCGCGCCTTCTACGTTGCCTTGGGTAACGTAGAGTCCTATCCCCTTTAGCATTTTTTCCGCGCGCGCGTACTCGTTTAGTATCTTTTGTTTTTCTTCGGTATTTTGATTTTCAACCCCGTTCTTACGCAAAATCTCGTTGATTTTTGCGACGGTAATGTACAGGCAAATTTCCTTTACAATTGAAAAAGCCTTCGGGGTAGATACTTTTATATCCGAAAAGGCATAAAAAGGATCTATCTTTCCCTCAACGTATGCTTCCGTGCGCGCTATTTCGTCCTCTGCCTCGGCGTCGGATATTAACCCGGTACCGAAAACAAGCTTTTTAAACTTAGAGAGGACGTTTGCCTTAGTGTGATACGTACCGTCTGCCATTTATCTACTCGACTATGTAATCAGCAAAATTTTTCTTTGCTTTCTTGAGCCATTCCATAAGCCCTTCAGGAACAGCAGCGCCGGCTTTGAGTTCTTTGCCTGCCCAGACGATGTTTGTTTTTAAGGACCCTTTTGCCGGGTCCGCCTTAGGTTCGGTCGTTGTGTTTTCCGGTGCTTTGCCTGCTTTGTTTTCTGTGTCTTTTGCCATGTTCTTCTCCTTTGTTTTACGTGGCTGCCGGGAGGACCCTTTTGCCGGGCCCGCCCGGGTTGCCACAAGTTTTAGGCGTTTGTATCGTAAATCAAATATCCTGCGCCTATCGTGATTAGCTTGTCTTCCCAGTTCGCGCCCGCGACTAAAACCTGTACCTGCTCGGGCCGTTTGCCTTCCGGCACGTAAGAATGTGCGTACTGTTTTGGTGCTTGGCTTGGGCAAGAAACTGACGCCCCGAACGTCTTGGAAAATAACGCAAGAGCTGACGGAGCTATATACGCTATTATGATGTTATCGCCCCATATAAACGTATTGGTAGCCGTCTGTCCCTCTTTTGCGCTGTTGTAAATCGCTTTTCCGATTAAAATCTTGTCAACACCGAGAGCCTGCGCCATCATTTCCGGCGTGTACTGTCCGGGTGTTGCTTTTCCCGGAGAAAGGACTGAAATTATCTGCGGGTGTATCTGCAAGGCTCTGAAAGTCGGAGCCCCCATAATAATCACGTTCGCAGTTTTGCCAGTCGCAGCTTCAATCGACGCTTTGCCTGTATTTATGCGTCCAAGTACCTCGGATGTCGGTGTCGTCCACTGGTCGCCCGCTGTAAGCGTAACAGTGTACCCGGCCATAATCGTAGTCGAGGTCATTGCCGCCGCTAGCGCGTGTTCTCTGCTGCGGAGTATATTATCCGCGAGTAACGCGCCGATTATTTTCTTGGCGGGTTCCCAGCCTCCGAATCTTTCAGCGTCTGCCCTGCTGATCACATTTTCAAGTTCGTGATCGCCGACCTCAAAAGTCGCATTTTTATCGAACTTGTAACTGACCACGTTTTTCGCGAGGCCCATGACCGCGGTTGATACGATCCTTAATGCGCCCTCATCGAGCCTGCCGAAATATCCGGTCAGGGTTTCGGAAATTACCTCGGGTAAAATCTGGCCCGCGATATATTCCGACGGATCTGTAAAAGTCCCCTCAATGAGATACGCGACTGTAGGTTCCGGTTGTAGCGTAATGTTATTCATTTTTACGCCCCCTTATGCCGCGTAAAATGCGTTACAAGTGTAACCGCATATTACGTTGCCATCAGCAGTCGCTGCTTCTGTTGCCACAAAATAGTAATTTGTGTTGTTCGCGGTGGTTGAGACACCTTTTCCGCCGGTGGTCATAATCACTTTCGCGTCAACCGCAATAACCGCCGACGCTGTGATTTTCGCGGGCTGATTGTTCAGCGGGATGATTTCCATATCCCTGCCGGCAATCGCACCCTGAACGAGTATTCCGCACACGGTGGCTGACGTTGCTATTTCGACTACTTTATTCGCGTCAGTTGACGTGCTGGAAAACTTTACAAAAACCCACGAAAATGCCGACAGATCTGTGGTGGCTGTCGCTACGAATGGTATTGGTTTTTCTAGCATTGCTCCCATGTTTATTTGCCTCCTTTGGCCGCTATCGCTTTAGCTTTTTCATAGGCTTCTGCGTGCGAGAGTTTCTTTCCGACTTTTTCAGCCTCTATCTGCAATCCCTTCGCGGAAGCAATGATCGCTTCCTCTCCGGACAACTGCGTCCCGTCTGTTGCCTTGCCCGTAGGCGCTACCTTTTTGGACATGAGCGCCAAGGTTCCTTCCGCAAAAGACAGGTCCTCGAGTGACAGCTGTTTTACAAACACATGCTGTTTCGCCGGGTCCGTCTCTTCTATTTCAGCCTTCGACAGCTTTATGTCCGTCACTGCCAGTACTTTCAGCGCTGTTATCTTTTCCTCGCGCGCCTTTGCGAGTACGGCCGCCTGAGCGTCCTTTATGGTCTTTAGCTCCGTTTCCTTTGTGGACAGCGTGCCTTTGACCGTTATCAACTCGGCTTTTACCGTGGAGAGTTCGCCTACTGCTTCATCCCTGCCCTTAGAGAGCGTTGTTATAGCTTCAACAATCGCTTCCTCGGAGGCTTCGGCTGATAGCTTTATCCCCTTGGTTCCAAGAATTGCTATTATCTGTTTCATCTTGGATTGTTCCTCCTTCTTTTGATTTTTTAAATCGTTTTCAATCCGCAGCTGCTCTGCCCGCTGTGCTTCCCGTTCTTCGTGTTTCTGTGTCAATGTCGATAATGCCATGGGCATAAGTTCCATGCAAAACGGATCACTTGTCAGCGCTCCGCCCACCAACACGTTCGCCGTTGCCTGCCCTGTTTGGTCATCGACATATACCGGGTCTGATCCGTAGTACTCTATGGATGTGTACTCTTTGCCCTCCACTTTGTTCGCCTTTATGGCGTCTGGAGTGACTTGAGCTTTCATCCAAAGCGATTTTACTCTCTGCCCGGTGCTTAATGTTTTATCTTCTGCCTTTACATCAACAATCCAGCCCGCAAATTCAGAAGCCCAATGTTCAAAATTAAGTTTGAGCCGGAATCTTCCGTTCGCGTCTGGCCAGCGTCTAACAGTTCCATTTTTAAAGTTCCTGACAAAATCTAAAATCATTGCGTCCGTGATCGCGAACGTACCTTTGTAGGTACCTGTTGAATCGAAAGAGTGTGTGGCCTCAAACCAATCGCCCTCTTTTAAAGCAAGCCTGTTTTCGGCTGTCAGTTTTATCGCGATGATACTTTGATTTTTTAAATCATTCATGCCGCTATCCTCCTGCTGATTATTCCCTTCCACATGGCAGGGATATCGTGATTGTGTTTATGACTTAAGGTAGACTGCGCGGCGACTACAGACGCGGGCACATCCCAGCCGTCCCACGTCTCAGGCTGTTCTTCGTCGGACATGATCGGGATCTTGTAAGATTCGCATGACCAGTGATTCGGTGGCGAACGCAACTCAATGTCCGGATCTCCCTCGCGCGCGGTACGCCCGGCTAGCCATGTGCAGATATCCGTTACGGGTGAGTCGTTCATGTATATCCAGCCGGTTATTGTTATGCCCGCGTTTTCGTATGTTTCATCACGACCCACATCGAGCGCAGACGGGATAATTGCGCCGGCGCCGAGGTTATTGGCCGAGCCTTTCCAGTCGTCCATGGCCTGCCGCGTTTGAAATAATATCTCTGCGTCAGTTAAGTTCTGATCTGCTGCTTTCTTCACGGCCAGCAAAGCTTCCTTGCCAAAAGTATCGGTCATGACCTTAAGCGTTACCGCGGCTGTTGATTTAACCCACTTTTTATTTTTAGGCAGGAAGTCATCTACCCCCGCCAGCTGTGATAAGGACAGGCCCGCTTTCTTTGCGGCCACTATCTGTTTGCCCTGGGCTTTTCCTACCTTCACGGCGCCGACAATGCCGTCAGTCAGCACGCCTCTTAGATTGGCGGTAAATCCGAGTTCAATATTTGCTACTGCTCCGACTTTATTGTCCTGGTTAAATTTGAGCTTATTCTCAACATCGTTTAAATATTTATCCTGAATCACCTGCAGGGCGGAATGAACATCCTTGTTCCACGAATCAGTTACGTTTGTGAGCTCTTCGGTCATGTCCTTAAACTTTATTTTGCCTGTGATTGATTTGATATACGCGGCGTCCTGTCTGGACAGGGTTGACATTTTGCTTTTATCTTTTGCGGGCATGTCCTCGGCGGGTTTGCCCTTTGCGTCTTTGCCGTCTGTCGGAGCGGCTTCGGGTGTGCTGTCCTCATCAGCAGGCTGGTCTTCAGGTGTATTCGGGTCGGGAATAACCGGTTCAGGCACTTTTTGATCAGGATCAGACGCGGCCATGATTTTAAGCTCAGGCAGTTTGTGCCGTTTGCGCAAATATGCCTCGTCTTCAGGCTGCGGCGTATACACGCCCATGTTGTAATAATAATTCAACATCCTTGCACGTTCCTCCCCTGCCTTTTCGTCCAGCTCGCCTTTAAGTACGGGATACTCAGCCTGTTCGCCGAAGTTGTAAATTATCAGGTCGTTCCACATACGCTGTGTTTTCTCGCAGATGTATTTTAGTTTTCCGGCAATCATGGAAAAGAAGAAATCAATATCAGCAACACCGAGGTTGTACGCCCCGCCATTCCCGCCCTGTCCGAGTTCCGAGAACGCGGCCGCGCCGCACTTGGCTATGTTTGTGTCCTCGAGTTTTATGGAGTTTATGACTGCGTCAGCTTTAAAATCAATGTTTATAATCTCAATGTCGAACCCCTCAAATTTATCGTTGTTCATGGTCCCCGTCTTTTTTAAATAAGCGTTTTCATGCACGACATAGTTGCTGACTGCCTCCAAAAAGGCTTCTTCTTCTGCCGTGCCGACTTTATTCGGTGGCACAGTGATCACAGGCAGACCCATAGACGCTTTTTCGAGTCCTATGCCGAGTAACTTGTAATAAATATTCTTTCTCCACCAGGGACCGTAAGCAGTACGCAGGACCGAGCGACCCTCGACATTGCCGCCTTTTCTTTTTTCGCTGAGGACAATCAGGTCTTCGCCCGGAATCCATGCGTCGGAAAATGGGGTTGAATAATTTGTTTGCTGATGTACTTCGATGATATCGCCGCGGGTGTCCATTTTCCAGCCGACAAGGCTGGTCTGGTCTCGGAAACCCATGGTGTGCAAACGCCAGATAAGCCCGAACTTGGGATGTTTATATGCTTCATAATCCAGCGGTTCAAATACAGCGTTACCAAAAAAGATATGACTGCCGAGGTCGTTTAAATTCTCGTCTGATGTCTTATTGAATCCATGCGCCCACTGCCACTCACACAACTCAGCATGTTTGTCCCCGCCGGCTACATCTGGAATCGAAAAGTTGAATGTCGCGGCTTTTATGATGCCCATAATTGATGTCTCGAGCAGGCCTACCTGATAATCCGAACGAAGCATTTTCTCAAACGTAATTGCGGCCTGATATCCCCTTAAGTCGCTTATATATTCCTCGTTGAATACATCACCCCACATGCGCGTGGCCACAACACCGGCAGACTTCTTTTTCTTTGCGTTCTCTGCCTTGTCAGCTGCGACAAGCTGTTCGGCTGTATATACTCTCTGATTTGGCGTGAGGTTTTGCAGTCTGTTTGCCAGTGCTTCGGGCGAGCTTATGGATGTGTGTCTGACGTTGAGTTTCATGGTATTTTTTTTCATTTACCACGCCTCGTTTTTATAAGATGTGGTATTTTGTTTTTTATCGTGTTTGTATACAGCTTCGGGCCGCACAGGCGCGAACGTCAGAGCCAGTGAATCAGCTTCGTCCGGACTTTCGCCGTCTACAAGCAACATGTCTTCCTTGGGCTGTATTTGTATATTGCCACTGCTGTCAATGCGGTACTTAATAAGCTTAAGCTGGGCAAAGAGTTCGTCGTTATGTTCAATTGCTCCCGGATCCCCGTCAAATTCACCCTCGCCTTTTGCCCACTGTCTGAGCCGCCAGTAACACTGTGCCCGGACATTCTTGTACTGTATTTTGCTGTTCGGTATCTGGTCCGCTTTGCCACCCAATATAACAGCATTCACAAAGTAGTTTTGTTCCCTAAGTCTGTCGGTAACACCGCCGCCTAAGCCAGCATCGTCCAGGGCGACAGAATGCGGCTTCATGTCCCATTCCTGCATGGCTTCGATACACAAGCCCACGGGCTGCATTACGTTCGGCGTTTGCGAGGATTTAATAACCTTTGCCTTATTGCCATTGCGCAGGGTCAAGGACGTACGATTGCCGCCCCTGCCTATGTCAACACCGAGGATGTTTTCTCTGCTCTTTTCCATTACCACAGGAGCCGCGAGCGATTCGACTTCTTCGTCTGTTAAAAGCTGTTGATATCCTTCTTCATCTACAGCATTTGCCGCAGGGAATTTGCATTCATAAAAAACCGAAAAGAACATCTGTTTCCGCATTTCGGCTATGAATTCAGGAGTGAAGCGCCCTTCTTCCAGAGCGACTTTATAATCAATCCAAATTTTATGCGTTGTTTTATCTGTCATGGTTCTGTAAAAGTGATTGCGCCTTAAGGGATTTGCAAATTCATATAGGCGGCTGTTTTTACTGCCGCCCAACATGCGCATTATAAAAGCGTAAAGGTCGTCATTCATCAGGACAGAGTCATCGATGTATATATCATCCGCGCCTTCGCCCAGGAGCTTCTCGCCTAGCCTTTTGCTGTTCCTGTTTTCGGCTGAAAGTATCTTTATCTGCCCGCCGCGCTTGAATGTGAGATGATCACGCCGGCGTTCCCTGCGTAACCGCTCAAGGGCGCCGCCGTCAATGGCGAGCTGTGATGAAAATACTTCATGGTCAAAGATATGCTGATTGACCTGGTGCATTATGATTTCGGCCTTTGCTTTTGTGCCGCCGATTATGATTTGCTTGCGCGGCAGGAGTATGCCTTTAATTATTATTCCGCAACCTGCCGAAGTTGACTTGCCATACTGGGTAGGGGCGATCACGCCCACGCGCGGGTGAGGCATTAAGACTATCTCGTCAATAACATCGCGCTGGGTTTTTGTGAATTCAAGCGGCTTATTGCTTTCATCATGAAAAAGACCGACAAACTCATTTAACATTGCGACTTTATCGGGAGTGGCACAGATCATTTACTGGCCCCGATTATTTTGGCGGCCTTTTCGAGCATCTGATCCATTTTGCTCATTGAGCTTTCGTCTGCCTTATGCTCAATCTTCTGGATGTTTTCCCAGCGGCCCTTACTGCGGTTAACCAGGTAAAAGATTGTCAGCGTTGTATTGCCTGTCTTTATCTGCTTGACCATTTCAGACTCAACCAATCCACAACACGCCTGCTCTGCTTCAACAAACAACTGGTTAAAGGCTTTATCCTCTTTGCGCCACGTCTGAACCTGTCTCTCAGATATGCCAGACGCTTTTGCAGCCACATAAATTATGCCTACACTGTCAATAAATTGTTTTAAGAAGAGTGCTTTTTTGTGGGTTGTACGTTCCTGTTCCCTTTTATGTATAGAAGTTTTGGAAGTTTTAGTTTTGGGTTTATCTGTTGACTTCGTTATTTTCTTTGCGCCCATTAAGCGTTTTCTCCCGTGTTTGTGAGATTATCTTGCTTGCCGGGAGTATTACAGATAGACAAGGGATTGTCAAAAAGTAGTGTGTGTAAAAATTACACAATTATGATTTTAAAATTGGCAGGATTGTAGCTGTGTTTATTATGCTATATTCATTTTCTATATTCTTCATAATCCTTTTTCATTACTTCATTAAAAAACTCTCTCATCAACACAAAATTCTCGGGCAAAAATTCCCCGGTTATAGTCTGTTCTCTTCCCTTAACGGTCATCACTACATTGCTGGCATTTATTATTTCAAGAAGTTCTTTTTCGTAAATCCGATATTCCGCTCTCTCTTTAGTCAAAGACAAATCATATCCAAAATATTCTTTTTCCCTATCTTCCCAGCTCCCCTTTTCGGAAGATAAAGTTATTCTCTTTCCATCTACTTTAAGAGTGAGACTTTCGCCTTCTTTTATTCCTATTTCTGTTCGTCCCGCATAAGACAAAACTATGAAATAATAGGCCACATCATACTTCTGCATCTTCTTTTTTATCTGAACTGGTAAAAACCCAATATAATCACTGGCATTTGATAATATTATTGGATTATAGACCAATGATGTTTGTATGGTATTTTCATAATCGTTAAAACTTTTTGACAACTTATACGGAGTAGATTTTATTGTTTCCCTTAAACTACACGCACCCATTAAAAACGACAGCAACAGAATCACAAGCAATTTAATTTTCATTCTATTCCCCCTTTTTTATTTTATTAATATATATTCGCATATCTATCCGCACTTTTCAAGCTTTTTCCTTCTCTTTTTGTATATCTGTCTTTTTATAGTATCTCTTGATAATCCGCTAAATTTCCCCATTTCCGCAATAATACCTTGCCAGCCATATCCAGCCAGCATTCCTTTTCTGCCTGTCTCTTTTCGTAGTACCGAATAACACTTCCTGAGTTTTTGTCTTCTCCGCTTTTTGTCCATATTTTCAAGGATAGTAATAACGTTATGCCTTGTTATCTTTACCGTTCCTGTTATTTTTCCGCCCGAATTACTTACGTCTTTCAGGCTCTTCGGTAGTTTAAAACGCTTCCCTTTCACGGTCATTACGGCCACATGCACAGAATAATAATCACACTGACAATAATACCGGTCACAAACCCATAAGCAAAATTCACATCAAAATATGGCTTTATCTTTTTCATAATTCGACCTCCTCTTGTATTTCATATTCTTCGCAGAATAAATTTAGATAAGGCGAACAGCTGACTCTTTCCGGTTCTTTATTACGTTTTTTGCAGTAATCTTCGGCTTTTTTTTCATCCATGAATATTGCTTTTATGAAACTTTCATGGGGTTCGTGACATACGTATACTTTTCTTTTCACGCTTCAACCTCCTCAATAAATTCTTTCGGCACTTTCTCTTTCTTGTAAGCCGATATCCGGTTTCCGTTTTTATCCGGGATGCCCATTACCACAAATTCAACTTCGACATATCCTTTTCCGCAGTCCCGGATTATCCGGCGGCCCTGCCCTTTCGCCGCCACCTGGATGACATAGTGCTCTTTCTTTTTCAGATCCCAGTACTTCACAGGCCTGCCGAATTCATCCGCCCGGCAGAGGGATTCTTTGAAACGAGTCTTTGTTTTTCCGCCGTGCTTTTTGTGCTCATCGATATTTTCAGTGCTCATTCAACAATCCCCCTTCCTTTTCGTTTTGTTTTATATTACAAAAAGACTGCGTGTCGGTGACAAATACCCTGTCGCATGGCAGGGACGGGCATATCACCACGGGCACGCCGCATACTACCTCGATGTTCACGCCGTCTTTTAACTCGCTGATCAGCGGCACGGGTACCACAATCACATCCGGCCATGAGCCCGTCCTGCAGGCGTACTCGTCTATCGCGTCGATAATAGCGGCCTCACTGCGTTCAAAGACTATACCGCGCCGGGTGCCGGCGCCGATTGCGTTCATTACTCACAGTCCTGTACGGCGTTCTTTACTGCTTCCATGCCGGCCTTCATGCTCGCGGCTTTTTCCCTGAGTTCGTCTGCCCTGGCTGTGAGCTTCTCGGCCTTCGCTTCGAGCTTTTCCGCTTTCTTACCGGACTTTAAAAGATTTTTGATAAAGCGCTTAGTGTCCTTGTCGAGCCTGCGCGTGTACTTTCTTTTGTGTTTCACGGGTTCTCCTTTTTCACGGCCTAAGCCGAATTTGTTTTTGCAGTCTTTGCATAGTGACGAAACAACAACCGGTATCTTCCTTCCGTTAAGCTGTTCTTCCGCCTCATGGTCGAGGCGGCACTTCGGGCAAAGGCATTCAACGTCAATATCAATTCCCATTTTTAACCCCCTTCGCTTTTCCCTTTTTACCGGAAACTTCCTTCTCCTTGCCTACACATACCTTTTCAGCGTCCTCCGCTTTAAGATCTAAGACAACCTGTTTTTTGATCTCATTCCAGTCAATACCCAGCCGCGTCAAGAACAGATAGTAGCTCCCGCCATCCTCAAACGGATCCCCGTTCTCCCATGAATCCCAGTCATTGCCGTATTCGTTATCCGGCGGCTCGGCTCCCTGCAGTAGTATCTCGCAGAGCAAGTCTGCTTTCTTCAGCATGGGCCCTTTCACGCGCAGTTTGTCAAACGTTAATCCGGGATCACCCGCTTCTTTCTCTGAATACCCGCAGTTCAGCAGGGCAAGTTCAAGATCATGGCTGTTGATATTCGATATCACCGCGTCAAACACGAAATCAAAACTGTCCTTGTTTATAAGTTTTGACTTCAAGAACTTTTCTTTTGCGGTCCTGCCGGCGCGGATGTTCGTTTCCAGTATTACCCTGCGGTTGAACTGCTTCTCCCTGATCTTAGCCCAGCGTTCTTTCTTTCCGCTCTCACTGTGTCCTTCCACAAGCTTGGCCTTGGGGACGAACTTTATCGCGTCCGGAACGCTGACCAGCTGCTGAATCTGACCGTCCCCGTCGATTGCCAGAACCGGCTGGTATTTTGTGTCTTTAAGGGCCGACCTCCACGTCGAGGATCCGTATCCTTTTAAGTGATTGTAATCCGTGTTTGCGCTTTCCGCTTCGGCGCCCTGCAGGATCGTCCGCCCTTCAGCCTTGTACTTTTTTACCAGCCTGTCGCCCTGGGCGGCTTTCTTCTTCTCCCAGCATTTTTTGTCCGTGCACCGGTCTTTGTTGCCTTCGTCCCCGAACAAATCCCGCTGCGCCGCGGTGTTTTTGAGGCACGTGCTGCAGTCACCGGCTTCCGCCTGCAGGTTCTCAATCACCTGTATTTCGATCACCTGCTGATCAGTGAGGTCCATGACTATGACCGGCACTTCCTTCAGGCCGGCCAGCTGCGCCGCGCGATACCTGCGCTCGCCGCACACTATTTCGTATTCGCTGGGTTCGTCGGTCTGGTCATAACCGCGTCTTACAATCAACGGCTGCAGTATTCCCTTGTCCTTGATACTGGCTGCCAGGTCCTTCAATCCCTGATCATCAAATACTTTTCGCGGGTTCGTGCTGCTCGGACAAAGATTCTCGAGCTTGTGCATTTCAAACGCGCCCTGCTTCAGCATAGCGGGCGGTACTGCCTTTCCTGTTTCCTTTTCCACCACGTTCTTTTTCATTTCAAAGCCTCCTGTTTTATTATTAAAAATCCGAGTTAAGTCTTCCAAATCGCCCCTTCCGTCCGCCATGAGCCGCATTACATCGTAGTCGCCCGGGTTCTGCGTGCCGGTGATATAAAGCAACTTTCCCGCGCCTTTTGCGTACCCGGCTTCCATGTGCGCCGAGTTGCCGCACGGCAAAAGCATTACCACGCAGTCAGACCACTCCACCGCGGCTATATCGTTTTCATACGCTTTCACCGCGAGCGGCATGTCCTCAAGCATTGCTTGAGTTATATCGGACGGTTTTTTATCGTGCCATGCCAGCGTTTCCCTTTTTAAAAACTCATCCATACTAAAAACATGCGCGTTGCTTTTCGGGTCTGTGAAGTCATAGACCTCGTGCCCATGCGTCCTCAACAGTTCTGCCAGCGTTCGGCATGCGAAGGCGTTCTTCCAGCTTGTGGCGATATATATTTTCATTTCATCCCCCTTCCCGCGTAAAAACCAATCATAAGACATGCTGCGATTAAAGCCCCTACTTTAAAAAATGTTAGTTCGATCATTTCTTTTCACACTCCTTATCCGCAGGGGACAGTTCAAATTCCCTGAACGCTGCTTCTATCTTTCCCTTCAATAAATCGAACGCGCCTTCTCCATAGGCCAGTGATTTTCCTGACATTTGTCTCATTGCATTTTCGGCATTCATTCCTTGCATGTCTATTTCAATTACTAAAAACTCCTTCAAAAACTTGGCATAAGCGTAATTTCTTTGCCTCATTTTTTCTCCTTTGTATATCCTATTTTTTTTACCTTATATGGTTCAAGTCTACTCTCGGTCAACCATTGCGCGACTACGGGAATGCCAGAAATCAAACATTCAGGCTCTACCTGACACTTGGTTTCTTCGTAAAGATAAAAACAACGGCCCGTTACTATTCCAGCAAAACCGCTGACTTTATCCATGACGCGCTGCCGAGTCCTCCGGTTATCGAAATATGGCAAAGGTCGCAGTAAAGACCTTCCTGTAAATGCGTGCAGTCTTCACAATGTTTTTCTTCCGGCTCCAGCAGCGCGTCCGCCTTGCGCTCGAGCTCGGCGTCCTTTCCGTGGTTGTCAAAACAGCCGCTCATACTTTCGCCAACTTTTCTTTTGGTATCTCGTTCCAGCCGTTGCCGTCTTCCGTCCAGTTGTCTATGCCGGTTATTCTCCGGGGTTGTTCCGGCAGGTTCTTCGGGTTATGCTTATCTTTTATCAGCACGCACTCCTTCGCGTAGTGAAAATCCTTTTCACATTCGTAACACCAAATATGGTCATTGAATTCACTAAATTCAAGGTTCGCGTGTCCTTCCGGGCAACGGTAGCCGAGTTCCTGCGGCGCAAACAGCGGCGTTGCTCCCGCGTTCTTGCGTTTGCCGTATTTTTTAAATATTACTTCTTCGCGTTCGGTCATGGCTTCACCGCTTCCTGTCAATCGCCGCCTTCGCCTCGGCTAGTTCGGCCTCCAGTTTCGCAATGTCCTTTAGCTTTATTTCGTTTGACAGTTTTTTATCTGCCACGTCTTCCTCCAAACATTTGATTTTTATTTCCTTTCTTAAATCTTCATCAATCTTTATTATTTTGTTCACTTCACACCTTCTTTCTGCTTTTCGCAAAGCGTCTCTACCGACTCGCTCCATGACCGCCGGTTCCAAAAGCAGTACCGCGCCCCCAGCCGCTTTACATACTCGGCCCTCAGCGCAGGGTCATTCCTGCCACTCTCTGGGGTCATGGTCTTTAATGCCCGTTCCGAGGTTCTCGTGTATCTGCACCGCGTTTAAAAGCTCAACCGGCACACCCAGTTCCTTGCTTACAAATTCGTACTCATGGTTTATTGCCCTTAGCTTGCCGACATTCTTTCCGTTCGCGACTGTGTACTTTGAGAACGCGCCTTTTAAATATTCGTTTTCCTGTAACGCTTTTGAGTACGCGAACGCGCACCCCCTGATAATTAAAATAATAGCGGTCACTACCAGCAGGACAATCACAAATAACTTAACTCGAGCCGCTTCCTTGGCCTCTTCCTCTTTTTGAAACATCCCGTGGTAATGACTGTGTTTCATTTATGCTGCTCCTTTTTTTTATTCTAATTTCCAGTTTTTCTTAAACGCTTTTATCGCGTCTTCCATGTTCTCGCCTGTGCCCATGGCGTCAGAATTCATTATCCGCAGATTGCCGTCTTCAAGCTCGCGTATTTCGACATCATGGATTACTTCCGGCACTGATACAACAACATCGGTGTGCCCTATCACTTTCCCGTTCGGGTCCGGCAGTCCTGGTAAAACTTCCTGCTTGTTTTTTTTTGTCATGTTATTTTTCTCCTTTCTCTTCGTACGTCATTGATATTTCTATTCTCGGTGTGTCGCTGTATCTCTTTTTCATGGTCAACGACACTATCTGTGCATCGTCCTGCCAGAACAGCCCATTCATGGAATCGCAGACGAGCTTGACGTTGTTATCGATGTCCGGCCGCGTTGTAGGATTCAGCCGGCCGTCGAGCGCGTCTATCTTTGCCCGCTTCGACATGCTCTTTTTTAGCCCACGGTAAAAACCGACATCGAGCGATATCTCTCCGGTTATGAGCGTCTTCGGGCTGAATTTTATGGCCTGTGATTTAAAATCTTCCTCAGCTGCTGCGGTCTTCTTTGGCGTGTACGTGCCGACATATCCGGCCTTTGCCCTGAAAAACTTTGGACGCCCTTTCGCGACCGGCTCGCCGTAATAAACAAACTTAATTTCCTTCATGTTTTCCTCCTGCTATTTTCTTGTTCTGCGGCTTTTTGTAAAAATTCATTTGAAAAAGTATTTCCCTCTCCTGCGAAACGCTCTATTATTACCGCTTCCTCTTGGCAGTTAGGACACAAACCATTGCTTAATTTTGTGCCACAGTCTTCGCAATAACTCATTTTTTGCCCTCCACAGGAAACAAACTCGGCGCCGTTCCACGCGGAACCCACGCGGCCCAGTCGAACTCAAAAATATACGAGCGTTGCAGTCTGCGCTGTATTGATGTGTCATCTTTACCTGACGCGTACTTCGGAGTGAATAACTGTAACAGCTCGTCTATCGTCAGGTTCGTCATGAGGATTGTCTGCTTGTTGTTCTCGTGTCTCTCATCGAGCAAGTCAAATATAGTGTCCTGAAAAAACTTCTTTTCCGATGTCCTACCCAGCTCATTCAGTATGAGCAGGTCCACTGCTTCGAGATCCCGGAGTTTCTGTACTTTTTCAACCGCAGACATGGATATCTGTTCATCCATGAGCCGTTTTGTTTTCCAAAGCACGGCTGACTGACCGGCGGCGAGCCGCTCCCGGATCACAGCGGCCGCCAGGTGGTTCTTGCCCGTGCCGGTCTTACCACAAAATATAAACCAGTTTTTTTTATCCGTTTTCAACTGTTCGACATACCTCCGTTGTTTCTCGTCTGTTATCTCATAGCTGTCGAAAGTGCACCCTCTGTGCATCTCGGCCACGTTCGCCGCCATGAGCTTCCGTGCCCACTCCAAGGCCTCGTACTTCTCTTTTTCATCGGCCCTGGCTTTATTAACCGCCGACAGCTGCGCGTCAGCTTTTGTTATCTGTGCGGGGGTCATGTGCTTATTGACATCTGCTCCGAATTTTTCAAGATATATCCGGTATTTGTATTCCTCTTCAAACGGGTCAAGCTGCCCGAACGCCCGCGGGATCTCGTCCGCTTCCCTTGCCTGGAATTCCTTGACAGCCTTTTTAAATTCATTCGTTCCCGGCAGGGCGTCTATCTCTTTGTCTTCAAGCATATTCATTCCACCACCTTCCCCATAAATTCAGGCTTTGTTTTTTCTCCTGTTGGATTTTCATTATCCCTGTAATTGCCTTCAAGCAGTTTTCGCCAGTTCGTATCGTTCTTGATTATCCAGTCGAACGTAAACCACTTCCCAGTCTTAAGAAAATGCCCAGAGGCATCCGCTGCGGCCATAAGCGCCGGCATATTAAAATCCGGGTCAACTCCGTGTCTGACTTTTAACTTACTCCTGCGATCGTCGCTAAGTTTTTTTATAGCTGTACGCCACGTGATGTTTTTTCCTTTTTCATCAAATTTTATTTCATTCCATACGTTCATATCCGCCTCGGGATCATAGCCTGGGACGGGTTTACGCGGCTCATGGATCCTATCGGATGCTACTTTCTGATCGCGCAAAATATCAGCATTTTTACGTGCGAATTCGCGATTCAGTTCTTCTAATTTTGGAATCAGGATACTTATTTGCCCGCTTTCAGTATCTTCCGTTAAAATCAATTTAGGAGTGCCGTCAGCTGATTTCTGCGTGACAAGCCAGCGATAGACTTCAATTACTCTTTCCTGAGAAACAGAAACAAGTTCATGTGCGAGAAATGCTAGATTTATGGTCAGCGGCTTAAAAAAATAATTACCCTCAGCCAGCATCCGGACCGTCTCGTAATAAACTACATACCCGTCACTCCCGAACTTGGACAACAACAGAAAGATCATTCCGTCCTTTTTTGTGAACATTTTAAAGTGCTCCATTTTCGCCTCGTTTTTTGTTATTCAAATGTTTTTCACTTGGGCCACATACCCGGAGCGGGAATAAGGGGGTTGCCCGCAGGACGCAGGCATTTGTGGCCCCGCTCCGGAGTATGTGATTTTATTCATGCAAGTATTTCAGTATAGACTGGCCGATAATGGCCCTGGATTCTATGGTCAAGAGCATGGATTCCAATCGTTCGACAACACGCTTTTCCTGAAAATCGAACTTCACAACGAAGTCAAAAACAGTTTTTTTCGATGTGGTCCATTTCAAAGCGAATTCTGTGGCCGTGAGTGACGCAAGCTTAATCTGATAATATTCACGCGCCCGGATAGTATGCTCACAAACCTCAAGCTTGTTTGACGATAGGACATTGAGCAACTCGACCACGTGCTCGGCCGCGTTTCTCGGCATTGCCGGCTGTCCTTGAATTTTTTCAAGTTCAGCGGCTTTATTGACAATAGCCGCCAGTTCTTTCAGCCGGCCGCGTGTGCCCATAAACCACACGTCAAACGGGTCTCTGTTCTCGACTTCAAAATCCATTTTCACTGCCTCAGCCATAACGCTCCTTTCCTGCGGCTTACGCAACCCGGCGAAGCCGCCCGCTCCTGCCGCGTACCTGAGCCTTTATTGTCCAGCGGGCTTTAGGACGCGAGGCCAGCCGGGCCGCGCTACGTTACGTTCGCCATTGCCGGCTGACGCTTCGCGTCGTTTTTGAGTGAGGTTAAAGCGAGGCCCTCAGAGCGCTGAGCGAGCTCTGTTCATCCAAGGACCTCTGCGGCATTCTTTGACACGATGTCGGGCGTGACATAGCCGCTGTTCGTGCCCTGCGTCTTACGGTTGTATTGCTCATGTACACACGCAGTAGCGCCCCGCCTTAACCTCACTGTTTATCTTTTTAAGAACTGCTTAGCAACAATACGTTTTATATCGATAATGTCGCAATCACACCTTGTTTTTGTATATTTTTCTATCTCGTCAAAAAGCAGCTTTAACTCATCGCCTCTGACAATACACACGATCCGCTTATTCTTAGCATCAACCGCAGCCAGGACAATCACTTAAAAAACTCCCGCCAGACGACGTCGCAAACATCCATTGTCATTTTTAAATCAGCCTCTGAATCATGCAGTTGCTCTTTGTTTATCACCCCAAAATACTCAGCCACATCACAGAGCCGCTGCCGGGCGGGATAGTCCGGAAACATCCCTTTATATCTCAGGAAGGGGATCAGTGCTGAGGGGTCAATGTACGAAAAGAAAAAGAAGCTTCCGAAGTACTTGTCCCCGTTGTCCAGGAAAAACTGTCTGAGGAAGTTCACATCAAAACCCACATTGTAACCGCCCGCATAAAACTTATCGGACGTGTCGTATTTGTCTACAAACTGATTCAGTACCCCGGATATTACCGCGTAGTTCGCGGCCGGTAACTGGAATCCGGCTATCTGCTCGCGCTTCAATCCGTTCACCTGCAGGGCGCCGTCCTCTATCAGCTTGCCGACCGGGTTGTTCAGGATCTTGCCCTTGGCTTTGATCTCGCCGTCTATCTCAACCTTGTAGTCCAGCGTGAGGATCCCGTTCTTTACCGGGTCCACGCCCGACGTCTCCATGTCAAGCCAGAATACTTTCACTTTATGACCTCCCCGTCCTCGATGAATATCGCATTTCCGCTTGGGGTGTTGGCTACACGCTCAATCCACACCTGAAAATCGTTTGCGACCGCGAAGTCAATGACCTGTTTCAGCGTGTTTTCGTCGAACAGGCTACCCTCGGCCACTTTGATAATCCGGAGAGTAGGCTGCTGCGCGATTGCCAGCGCCATGGACACGCTTATCTTCTGGGCCTGTGAGATGTTGTCAAATGCAATCCCCGAAAACATAATGTCCCTCTCCCCGACTTCGAGGCCTTCCACCGGCAGTTTAAAGGCCGCGAGCTTTGCCCTTTTGTTTTCCTTGATCTCGGTCATTACGGTTTCAATGTCCAGGACGTCCTCTTCGTAATTTTTGATAGACGCCTCCAGCTTCGACTTGCGAGCCATCTTTTCATTTGTGCCAGTTACTTCCGCAGCGGCTACGAGTTCCTCTTTCAGCTTCGCGGCGCTCAGTTCAGGCACACGCATGGACAGCTCAATTTCTTTTTTCGCTGTCTTCGCCTGGTTAATTATCTTCTCCGCTCTTTTTTCAAGATCCGCATAGTCCTTCTTGTTGGCCTCTATGTCGGTATGGAACTGTTCGATTCTGCCCTTCTGCTTTTTTATTGTTTCCTCGGCTTCTTTGATAACACCTTCGGCTTCCTCGATATCCTCAAGCGCGGATTCCCACGCCTGCCTTTTTTCGGCTTTCTTTTCCTCGGCGCGTTCATGTTCGGCTTTCAGTTTTTCAAACTCTGCCATTTTGTCGTCGATGACCTTGTTAGCCTCGCGAATTCCTTTGTTCTTTTCCTCGATCTTGTCTATCTCTGCTTGTATCTGCGCGACGGTCCGGAGTTCCTTCGGCGCGACAAGCCCGTCGTATTCCGTGAGAGACTTCTTTGCCGTGTCCAAGTCGCGGTTGACCAGGGTACGCTTATCGTACTCGACCATGTAGGCCGCGTCTTCTTTCGTGCAATCAAGTCCGGGTATCTTTTTCAGTTCTTCCACGCGCTCGACCGGACGCAGCCTGATAAACACGGACGGGTCCAGCGTAGCCTCCTTGAGGCGTTCATTTAGCCACTCCTGGGGAGATCGTACCTTTTCCCCGTCTTTTGTCTTGATTTCCAGCGCGGAACTGCCGTCTTTTTTAAAGGTGCGTCTTACTATTACGCCCTCTGTGCCTTCAGCCAGTTCCGCTTTAATAATCCCTTTTTCCTCGCCGTGTCGCACGGGATCCTCAGGTATCCACCTTTGCCCACCGATCAACATGCCGATACTGTCCATGATCGAGGACTTGCCCTGTGCATTCTTTCCCTCGATAATCACCACGCCGTCCTTGCCGGGCGTGATGTCAACGACCTTGATCTTCTTGATGTTCTCGATGTTGATATTTACGATTTTCATTGTCCTTCTCCCTTTGGCTTAAAAAATAGACACGTGCCGTCATCTTTAATCATCTGGTCAGGGCCTCCAACCATTGCGTACATATCCAAGGGCATACAGCCCTTTGTAAAAATACCGCGTTTTAAATCGAACTGATTGGCACAATTCACGCAGACCTTTTCCTGGTATGTTTTATATTCCTTGTCGGTGGTAGGCTTCTTAATATTTTCAGACATTACTTGCCACCCCCTGCGTCCATTTTGATTGTCCAGTATGCTGTGCCCTTAACTTCGTAAGGTTTTTTTACGGTCCAGGCAAAGTTAACTTCCACGGGGCCGATAAACATGGTTTTCTTTTCTCCGACCGTGCCGGGCGCGAGCCGCGGCTTTATGCGCTCGTCTTTTATTTCGGCCTCAAGCGCCTCGCATTCTTTCGCGGCCGGCTTCAGTACCTGCCAGCGTGTGATCATGGCCGTCAATTCCGCATCCACGACAAACTCCGGAGACTTGAATTCCACGTCCGGCAGGCAGAGCATTTGAAACGGGCAGTACTCCGAGCACTCGTCGCAGTAGCCTATGCGGTCCGGCAGTGTCTTAGCCTTCACGTGCGCGTTGATTCTGTCGGCTTTTTCAAATATCTCTGCGATAAGCGCCGGATCATAATCTATCCAGACAACCCTTTCCTCGCCGCTCGATTTGTTAACCATGATAAACACGCCTTTCGCTTTTTGCGAGGCGTGCATGTAAATCATCAGCTGGGCGATGTACTTCTTTGTCCAAGAGAACTTCACAAAATCCTCCGGCTCGTTGATTTTCACAAACACGAACGGAGACATTGACTTAATGTCGTAAGGAAACTGTTCGCCGGTCTCGTCGTCCATGACGAACCCGTCCGGATGCCCGGTCAGCTGGTGCTCGGGGATGTTCAGTGGTTCCTGTGTCCTTGAAATCCGCACGCCAGCCTGCATGAGGCGTATCGTCTCTATTTTTTCGATTTCATTTCCGAGGTTGAATATGCGCTGAAGTCCTACAGACGGTTTCCGCTGCTGCTCCCAGGCTGTGCGGTAGTACACGAGCATACGCTCACACGCCGCGCCGATAGAACTGGCTCTGTTCGTATGGCAGGGAAAGACGGTGATCTGCGTTTCCGTGTATGCGTCGAGCTTGCCGATTATGTCGATCATCTGCCACCGCCCCCTTCACGGTCCGTATTTGCCGCTTCCGCCTTTGCCTTGTTCAGCGTATTCTCGAGCCACTTGCCGGTGAGCTGTGTGGCGTTTTCTTTAAAAATTTCCCTGCCGTCTTTTGTAAAACCAGAAAAATTTTTAACCGCTGCCTTGACCTTCGCGTCATCAGTGCCTACAAGGCCCTTGACTACTTTCAAGAGTTCTTCCTGCTTTGCCGCGTCTTCTGCTGACACAGTGGCGCCGCGTTGTACGTCTTTGATTTTTTCAATATTCAAACCGGCAATTGTGAGTTCTTCGACCGTTACGGACCTTAATCCCACGAGCCTGACAACCGCCACACGCATGAGGTCTGAATATGATTTATATTCAAGGTCGCGCATGTCAATGTCTGCCATTGGTTTAAATGTTTCCTTAGTCTTTCCAAAAAAATCATCCTTTGTCCAGGATGAACCGAACAATGCCTGCAGTTCATACACAACTCTGTTTCCGACTGCTATCTGTCCCGTTCCCTCGTGGCGAAATCTTTTCCATTTCATTCCGACGTGCTCGCCGTCAACGTCCACGCCGTCCTCTACTGTCCTAACAATGTCTGTTATCCTGACCCCAAATATCGGCGCTATCTTTTCCGCGCCGGTGATTTCCAAATAAGGCTTACCGCCCTGGAGAACCCAGTCCTCTTCGTTCGTCTGCTGTATGGCAATCTTGATTAGTTCCTTTTTGTTTTTTTGCCGCTGCCGGATAACATCAAGCATTTTTGTCTCTACATCGACGGTCATTTCAATTTCTTTGATGTCCTGGCCGGGCGCAACTACAAGCGCTACTTCTGCCGCTGATGCCGCTACTGTCTGCGGCGGTATTACTTCCGGCTGCTTTGCCGGCTCTGCCGGCGGTGCGGGTGGTGCTGTTTTGCCCGGCTCCGGTTTTTTACCGAATAAATCGTCCTGTTTTTTAACTGTCATGTCGTATTCCTCCCTTACATTTTTTGATTTTCTTAAATCTTAATGCTGAAAAACGCCAGTAATTTTAAAATCCACATCTTTTCCGCGCCGGTCGTCTGCTGTATGGCAATCTTGATTAGTTCCTTTTTGTTTTTTTGCCGCTGCCGGATAACATCAAGCATTTTTGTCTCTACATCGACGGTCATTTCAATTTCTTTGATGTCCTGGCCGGGCGCAAC